CTGTCCTGCACGTTATCTCCGCCGTCTGGTGTAAAATCATGCTCATTATGCCTGATTCAGCAGCGCTTCTGGTACAATTGCGCCAAAGTCAGTATTTACAGAGTGTTATCTGCATGAAAATCGGTCTATTTTGAATAGCTCGCAATATTTTATTATTTTTCATATATATAGGTATTTTTTTATTGGTGATTGGCGGCAAAATGGCGGCACAAATCTTAACTTTCAGGCAGAAAAAAACCCGCATTTGCGGGTGTTTTTTTAGCTTTTTTTTTATAGCCAAAGCATTTGCTGATGATTTCTACCTGGATGCGGAGGTACTGGCTTCACATCACCCGGCGTCATTATGATTGATGACACGGTTTCTAAAGACTTAAAGGTGCAACTGCAGTTGATATTCTGACACTGGTTATAACGTTCTTTAGTTTCCTTAGAGATCTGGTTGCTGCTGCGAGTATGAGCCGCATTCCCGCATATTGGACAATTCATCATTATTTGATACACCTCGCAGTTGAACTCTTTTACGAACTTTCCGATGGATTGTAATGCTTTTGAGTACTTTTGAAAGTGTTATTCCATTTCTAGTGAGTCAATTTTCACTTCCAGTTCGATACTGGTAGTAAATCCACTATCGGCGCTCAGGCTGTGCGTCAGCGTTGTGATGATCCATTCCCCGGCATCTACCTGCTGTTTGAAGCCGCTGACCTTCATCGGCATTTCCGTGTAAAGCTCTGCGCGTCCCTTTGCCAGCTGAATAGAAAAAGTCGCAGCACCGCGCTGCAGGCGCTCCCACTGCATTTTGGCAGCACGCTCTGCGTTGCCCCGGTTTGCGTAAGTGCGGCTAAGTACCAGCACGTTTTCATCCGTGCCGATCAGGTAATCCCCCTGCTTCGCCTCCGGTTCTTTCTTCTTCGTCGTGGTGTTACGCCGCCTGCGCTTCACCTTCGCTACCGGCTTCTTTGCCGGTTCGCGGGTGTGCAGCCAGCTGGCGATCACGCCGGTGTAAGAGTCGCGGTCCGCCAGGGTGAAGCGGTGGCTGTCCCCATCCCTGCGCTGAAGGGTGATCACCGGCAGCGCCTTACCGCTTGCCGTCTTCCCCTGTCCCTGGCGGATAAACAGTAGATTGCCGTCCTTGACGCAGGCCACTGCGCCGCACTGTTTAGCCAGGCGCATCAGAAAGCTGGCATCTGATTCGTTGGTCTGGTCAAGATGGTCAATTTCTGCGGCGGCCATGTCCTCACCCATCGCCGCCTTCAGCTTATGGCGCCCGGCGATGTCCCGGACAATTTCGCCCGCAGTGGTTTTGTGCCAGGACTTCTCCCGCTTCGTGTTCAGCGTCTGCCGGAAGTCCGCGCTGCGCGCCCGCAGCGTCAGCCGGTCAGGCGTGCCGCTGTGCTCGATTTCGTCAACCGTATAGCTGCCTTTCGGAAAAAGTGCCTCTCCCTGCCAGCCCAGCGACAGCGAGAGCACAACGCCCCGGCGCGGCAGCTGCAGCTGGCCGTCTGCGTCGTCCAGCTCGATGTCCAGCTGGTCCGCCTCAAAGCCCCGGTTATCAGTGAGCGTCAGGCTCAGCAGACGCTTTTCCAGCTTATGCGTGATGTCTGCACCGTCCATCGTCAGGCGAAACGCGGGGGAATTCTGCTGGCCGTTAATCCACGGGTTTGTCATCATGAGAATAATCCTCCTGCTGCGGCGCTCACCTTCCCGGCAGCGGTAACTGCTGCGCCCTGCATGGCCGACAGCTGATCGCTGAGGCTGCCGAACATTTCCCCCAGTGATTCATCGGTGCGCTTCAGCGTCAGCGTGAATTCAATGCGGCGGCACACGCCGCTGCTGAAAAACTCCGCTTTGGTCTGGCTCAGGCTTTCAATCACGAACATGCCGTAAATCGTCCCGCTGCCCTCGATAAGCGGCCACGCGCGGCCCAGCTCTGCAATCTGCTCCAGCGCGAACAGCGACAGCCTGCCGCCGGTAATCTCCGGCAGCAGCACGCCGGAAAGCGTCAGCGTGTCGTTGTCCGGGCCTAAAAACTGCAGCGACGGCCTCACGCCCACGCGACTGTTTGACGGGAAACGCCAGCTGCGCTGATACTGCAGTTCCTGATAGGGCACCGTCTTCAGCATGAAAACAAATAAGCCCAGCGTCATCATCATTCCTCAAATCCTCCCCTGTCCCGGTAACTGCTGCGGGCGCGTGCCTGCGCCTGCCGCTCTTTTGCTTCCAGCCTGCGCATCACCTCATCAACCAGATCCTGCTGGCTCTGCCCCGGCTGCTGCACGATGGTGAAGGAGGCGTGAATCTGCGGCGCAGCTGCCTGTGCAGCACTGCCACTCATGCGCGGTGCTTCCTGCCGGTACGCCTGAACTGGCAGGCTCAGCGGGTGAAGGGGCTTTGTCTCCGCCGTCGCTGCGCCGCCCAGCGTCAGCGCCGCCAGTGCCGCCAGCCGTGCGGTGCTCCGGCGGCTGGTCACGTTCGCCGGACCGCTGACCAGCTCCGGTCCGTTCTCACCGGCCACGCCAAACTGCCCGGACGGGATAAAGCCGCCGCTGTCGTACATGCCCGCAAACCCGGGGAACCCGCCCGGCGGCAGGGATACACCGCCGCCCGTTTTTACTGTTGCCGGTCGCGGCAGCTGCGGCCCGGCGGACTTATCGCCGCCCGGCTTCAGAAAGTCCGGCAGGTAGTCGGTCAGTGACGACAGCTTGTTTTTGATGGCGTCCCACTTCTGACTGATGCCCGCCATCAGGCCGTCAATCATCTGTGAACCGGCCTCCTGAAACCGCGCGGGAAGCGCTTTCGCGTCGGCTACAATCTCGCCCCACTTTGTGCTGATGTAGGTGCGGATCGCGGTCCAGATGCTGCTGACCTTTGTGCTCATAGCGTCCCACATGGCGGCAAGTTTCGGTCCCAGCGTGTCCCAGTTCTGCCAGATAAGCAGCGCCCCGGCGGCAATAAGCCCGATAACGGCCAGAATCGGGTTTGCGAACATCAGCCGCCCCAGCCACAGCACGCCGTTCCCCACGATACCGATGGCGCTTTTAATCAGCCCGAAGGCGCTGAATGCTTTTATCCCCAGCACGTTAAAGCTGAGCCGAAGCAGCGCCATCGGTCCCAGCACCGCTGCAAGGCCGATCATGAGCGTACCCAGCGCCAGCACAATCACCGATATAACTGCTGCCGCTTTTACCAGCGTGCCCGCCAGTTCCTTGTTATTTTCCACCCAGCGGCGTGTCACGCCGGTGACTTTCTTCACCATGTTCATGATGTCCATCAGCGGCGTGCGCAGCGAATCGCCCAGGCCGCTCATGGTGTTGGAAACGCCGGTTTTGGTCAGCATCCACTGTGCCGAAAGCGAGTCCTTATTGATGTCTGACTCTTTCTGCATGGAGCCTTTCGCCCCATCTCCCTGCGTCAGCTGCAGCTGTCGCCTCAGCTCCGGCATGTTGTTAGCGAGTTTGGCCGCGTCCTTGCCGAACTCCTTGCCGAACACCATCGTCATGGCCGTCAGGCGTTTGTCTTTCGGCAGGTTGTTGACCTTTTCCAGTACGCGCTGGATGGTGCCCATTGCGTCCGTGGTCATCTGCTTTTCAATCTTTTTCGGATCGAGTTTCAGCAGCGCCATGCCGCCCATAAATGACTTGCCCTGCATGGTGGCAACGGAAAGCTCGCGCACCATGGCGTTCGCCGCACTGGCCGCAGTTTCCGACGTTGCGCCCAGGCTGAGGAAGGTCGAACCGAGCGCGGCCGCCTTGCGGTAGTCCAGCCTGTCAGCAACGCCCCCCATGCGCTGCAGCACGTCGATGATGTCTGAACCCTTGGACATGGCGTTATCGTCCAGGTAGTTCAGCGCGTCACCCAGCTGCTCGATATTGCGCGTGGGGATTTTGTACAGCTGCGCAATCTTGCCCAGCCCTTCGGCCAGCTCACTGGCGGGCAATTCAAACGCGGTGGACGCCTTCGCCGCCGTGGTGGCAAAGGCCATCAGGTCGCGCTGCTGGTCCTCATAAGAATCATTCTGGTTCGTCACGCCCATGCGCGCGCCGCCCTCAACCAGCGCGGCGTAGTCAATCGCGCCGTTTTCCATCGGCAGCTGCTCACTGGCGGCCTTGATGGCGGCCTGCATGTCATAAAACTGCTTTGTGCGGTTGCCGCTGTCGTCGCGCAGCCCGTTGACCTGCTTTGCTACGCCCTTCATGGCGTCTTCCATTGCCGCTGAAGACTTCACGGCGGCCAGCACCGGTGCGCCCATTGCCAGCCCGGCGGCAGATGTTGCCGCACCGGCACCGGCCACGCGGTCGCGCACCTCAAGCGAGCGTGAATAGCGCTCACGTACCGCGCTCAGCTTTGCCTGCCGTTCTCCCAGCTTTTTAAGCGACTGCTGCTGCCGGTCAATGGCGGCGCGGGTCTCGTCCGACTGACTTTTAAGCTCGCGCTGTGCCTGGCTCAGTTTCTTCGTGTCGATACCGGCAGCCCCCAGCGCCTCACGCTGACGCTGCACCGACAGGCGCAGCCCGTTGTAAGTCTGCTGCAGCTGGCTGGCGCGGTTTTTTGCCTGCTCCAGCACGCGGGCCTGTGCAGCTGTGGGCCTGTTTGTTTCCGTAAACTGCACGGCCAGCCGGGCCGCTTCTTCGCGGGCGGCTTTAAGGTTGTTAGCAGTGATGGCAAGCTGTGAGCGGGTCTTGCGAAAGCCGTCGATACGCCCGGCCTGAGCGTCCAGCTCTTTAAGGGTGTTGCGGGTGTCGCGCAGCGTGCCAGCCAGCTCACGCGTGCTGTCGCGGGCGCTGCGGAAGGGGCGCGTCAGCTTATCGACCGCACCCAGCACGACCTGCAAACGCAGATTTTTATCACTCATCGCTGGCCCTGTGTCGCAGGATTGCTTTGTGCCGCCACTCCAGAACCTCGGTCAGCGTCATGGACTCCGTGACGGAGGGCGGCCAGTGAAAGACGGTGGCGATGTCCGCCACCAGATCGTCTACCGTCAGGCCGTCGCTAAATCCGACAGGACCGACTTCTTCAGCAAAAAAGTGACCACCTCCACCGACAGGCTGACCAGATCGGCGGGGTCCATTTCGTTAATTTCCGCCGTGGTCAGCGCCGGGGTGGTGATACGCGGCAGTACGGTGATCAGCGCGTTCACGTCCATGTCCAGCAGCGCCTGCAGGCGGGTGCCGCGCAGCGCGCCGGACTGCGGCTTGCGCACGGTGACGGAGGTGATTTCGGTTTTGCCGCGCAGGATCGGGGTGTCCAGCTCAACGACTTTTTCATTAGGCGTGGTTTTGTCAGTCATGATTTGATTCCGTTAAAAAGAGAGATAAGCGGCAGGCGAAGCGCTTGCCGGGATGATTACAGGCCCAGCGCGTTGCGGTGCGCTTCCATCAGGTCGGTGCCGCCCACGATTTCGATCATGTTCACCAGATCGCACTCATAGAGCACTTCGCCGTTGATGGTCAGCTTTGCGTAGCTGTTGGTGCCGGACACTTTGGTGGTGCTGGATTCGCCGGTTTTCCATTCGCCGGAGTCCAGCTCCTTATAGCGTCCGCGCGTGACCAGCTCGACCGCCTGCACTTCGCCGGTGTCGTCGCGCTGAATGGAGCCGGTAAAGCGCAGCTGAATGCCGTCCACAGTGGTGGTGCCCATCTGCTTAATCAGCAGCGCTTCAGTGCCGCCGATGGTGAATTCCGTATCCAGCGCGCCATCGTCCAGGCCCATGTCAATGTCCACAGCACCGGCCATGCCGCCGCCGCGATACTTCTCAAACTTGCGGGTGAATTTCGGCAGCGTCACGGACTCAACCAGCCCCTGCCAGTTGTTGCCTGCGTTGAACAGGTTCAGATGCTTGAGTTTGCGGGGTAATGCCATCTTTCCGTCTCCTTATGCGCTGACGCGGCTGCTGAAGTCGACCAGATACTGGTCAGTGATGCGCTGTCGCAGCAGCAGGTTTTCCAGTGGCGGCACCGGCGTGTAGTCGTAATCGATCAGCAGCTTGCCCGCCTTGAGCGTGTCCTTGTCGTTCACGCTCTCGTCCAGCCAGCAGTCCGCGCCAATCAGATAGCCCTGATTCACCAGGCTGCGCAGCTTCGCGCGGATGCTTTCGATGATGTCGCGGGCCAGCGACGGGTTCAGCGCGCCGTCAACGGACCACATCTGCGCTTCTGCCATCGTGTCCATCAGCACCTGCGCCGTGCGGGTGTAGCACTCAAACTGAAATAGCGGATCGTCGCTGAGGCAGCGGGAACCCCAGAAGCGGAAGCCGTCTTTACGGATAAGCGTGGTGACGTCGTTCTGGTTCAGCAGGCCCGCATC